TTTTGTAATTAAATTATTGTTAATCATTGATTCAAATTCTTTAAAAGCATCAGCTGATATATTAGATGATTTCAATCCGGAATCATCAATCATAGACTTTTGAAAATTAACTGATTTAAAGAAATGTTTCAGTTTTGATATATCTCTTGTTTCTTGACTATTGCTATATATATACTGTATCTTAGTCCGACTTAATTTTTCTTCAGTACTTTCGGTACAATAATCAGAAAAAATATCAAAATTTCTAAACACTTTATAAATGTAAGTGTGCGGATTATCAATATATCTCATTGACATATCATCAAAATCCATCATATAAATACCTTTATTTTCTCCAGTATTTCTGAAGTCAACATTTCTACAACTACCAATATATTTAACTAATTTATCTCTAACTTTAATCTCTTGTGGATCGTGAATATGACCTAACAATACTAAATCATATTTATATTTATCAATTAATTCTTCTGGTGTTGGAATATTTTCTGATACATCGCAATCATCTTTAACTATCATGTTGTAGCCGTGTTTCGTATCAAAATGGCCCATAGCTATTCTAGTTGTACCAATTGCAAACTTATTTTTTATACTATCTAAACTTTCAATTATATTAGTTGAATACGGAATAAAAGCTATTTCAATATTTGTATTATCTAAATGAACTACTGATGGTCTATCAAATACCATAACATTAGGATAATAACTAAATGTAGATAATAACGAACTTCTTATATTTAATGTAGAATCACCTATTTTAATATTGTTAGCTTTATTATCGACATCATCATGATTACCAACAATAAATATTAAACTAGTTTCTAACGACATGTCATATATTATTTTAGATATAATAGAAATAACAGGAGTAGTAATACTATAAGGTGAATCAAATATATCACCGAAAAATATAGTATAATCTGGCTTTTCTATTTCTATTGTATTTTTAATTAAACTAAAAGTATTAAAAATTTCTTGAAATGTATCACTATTTGAAATTGAACTTTTACTGTTTGGTATATGCAAATCCCCAACTAATAAAGCTTTTGACATTAATTATCCACCTTTAGAACGTAAACTTAGTAAACCAGCATTTATTCTTTTCTCTAATTGCATAAACACTAAAGATGATTTACTATTCTTATTTAATATTTTTTGATACTCAATATTATCCACATTATCCTTATATCTTTCTAACTTTAGCATTTTTATAAATTCTTTTCTATTAAACTTTACATTACTTTTAATACTTCTTTTAATAGCATTTTGAATATTATAAATATAAGGTGTTTCAGCCATGGACAAATCTATCATTAATTGATTAGTTTTAATTATCTTCTTACTGTCAGTAAATATTTGCTGACAATTAGTAAGAAACTTTAAATCTTTTTTATCTAATTCTATATCTTTATTATTAATTAATTCTGTAATCATATCTATAAGCATTTCAATGTTTTCTGGTACTAAAACATCTTCATAATAGCTATATATAATATTAAAAAGTTTGCTTACTTTTCCCCAACCAAAATTTTGTACTCCTTTAATATTATCAGAAGGGTCTCCTGTGATAGACTTTGCTAGAGCATAATTTTTTGAATTAAAATATTTCTCATCAAATTTCTTATGCTTAACATACCAATTATTAATGTTAATATCATTCTTATACCAATCATATATATCAACATTTTTATCTAACAGTTGAATAAAATCCGAGTCAGAACTAGCAATAGTAATATGAATTTTACTATCCAATTTTTTAATATAATCAGTAAGACAATATATAATCATATCTGCTTCAGTATCTTTAATGTCAATAAAAGGAAAAGGTAGTGTCAGCATCATGTTTTTTATATACTCAACATAACTCTTTTCTTTTTCTTCATCTGTCATTGACTTACTTCTTTTTCTATTAGCTTTATATGTACCTGAAGATAATGCTATTGCTCTTTTATTTCTACCACTATCAGAACAAATAAACACAACATCAGGTTTTAATATGTTAACAGTATCACATATTCTATTAAGTATATTAAATGTTAACTTATCTATTAATTCTCCTTCACTATACTTAGTTATATCATATGCATAAGTATATCTTTTTAATATATTGAAAAAATCTAATATTAAAACTTTCACATAATTAACTCCTTAAAAGATAATCTACACTAATTAACTTACATCATTAATGTAGATTATCACTTAATAATTTATATTAATCTTTCTGAGCAGGCACACTTATTGTTGATGTTATACCGTCTTTTTCAGAAGTTATTGTAAACGATACTACTGGATTACTGATAAGAGTGCTAATATCATAATCTTTAAACTTTAAAATTTTACTCATAACATCAATTAGATTATAATCATATTTAGTGTCAATCTTTATTTTATCATCTAATACTGAAGTAAAAGTATATTCAAAATTATTCTTGATATAATCTTCTGAATACACAACTAGTCTGTCTTTATTGGTCTTAACATTAAATCTTAAATCTTCTGTTTTATTTGGAGTGAGTATACTTGAACTATCAATAAAATCTTTCATTTCCTCTTTATCTAAATCAAGTATAATGTAACCATCATTTTTAAGACCAACATTATTACTGACTACAGCATCATACATATCTACATTAGTCTCAGGAAGTTCATATATATCCTTTTCTAATAGCTGATATAACTGTATAGACATTTTTTTATTTTTAGTCTGAACCAATATTCTAGTCTTATTTATCTGAATCGAATCATATACAGGGTTAAATAATGTACTCAATACTGCTCTATTTGTCTGTAGTCTGATAATCATCATTGAACTAGGTTCTAATTCTTTAATATCATCCAATTCTACATTACCATAAAAAGATATATCACCATTAATATCAGTTGAATCTATTCTAGCGAAACAATTACCATTTTCATATTTACCTATTTTAAGTGGAACATGTGAAAAAGTATCTGGTATAATACTAAAAAGCTTTTTTAATCTGTTAATATTTGTGTTTGTAATAGTTATATTCATATATTTTCATTTCTCCTTTATTATTTCAATATATCTTTAATGTTAAATACACAACTCAAAAAGACTAGATCTCGGTCAAACACAATTTTATTTTTATAGCTATGGTCGGCTATTACTATTACTGCATCGGAACTATTATACTTTTCAATACAATAATCCTTCATAGCGACATAAATATCTTCATCAAACACCATTTTCTTAGTTAGTTCAGATATTCTTTTAACATCTTTAGTACTAAATATAGCATCAAAAAACTTATCGTACTTCTCGTTATTACTGCTATTAATCAAATCAGCTTTCAGTACATCAGAACATTTTGAATTTTTTTGAGTTTCATTAATAATTTTTCTAATATCCGGAGCATAATTTTTGATTATTACAGCAATATAATCATCATCATATTTTATATTTTCATTGTCAAGAATATTAACTAATAATTCAGCTATATCAAGAGAATCTGGTATCAATTCAAATTCAGCACATCTTGATCTAATAGGAGCAATTATTTTATTAATATAATTACAAGTCAAAATAAATCTACAATTATCAGAAGCGGTTTCCATAAGTTCACGCAATGAATCTTGTGCTACAGGTAAAAGACCATCAGCTTCATTAAGAATTATAATTTTTTTCTTATTCATAAAAGACGCTGTATTAGCAAAGTTCTGTACCTTATCACGAATAGTGTCAATACCTCTTTCTTCAGAAGCATTAATTGTTAAATAATTACAATCCATATTATTAACAATTACATTTACAATACTATTCTTACCAGTACCAGCCCTTCCATACAGCAACATATTTGGAATGTCATATTTCTCAATACAATCGGAAATAAATTTCTTTATTTCAGCACTACATATCAAACTCTCTATACTTTTAGGTCTATACTTTTCAACCCATAAAGAATGTAGAGCATTACTAATTTCTACAGGTGTGGAATTAATCTCTTTTATTTTTGCCATTTAAATACTCCTTCATTTAATATTTCAAGTTTAGTTAATTATATCATATATATTACTATTTGTCAACAGATAAAAAAAAAAGAGGACCTAACTAGTCCTCTTAGCATGATTATATTTAAATATATTTAACATCGAGTGAAACGAAGATGCATGATGCGAAGCATCATCTTATAAAATTCGGAATGTATTGACCCACTCTCTTAATCTCAAATTTATTTATCTTATATTCTATAACAATCATATTATCTATTACAGAATCTTTAATTTCAAATCTTTTAATTATATCTAAAAGATCTAATTGATCTTTAATTTACCTTTTTATATAAATTTCGGTGAACAATCTATGAACAAAAGTAATCAAAATTGGGTCCCTAGACTCATTTTTATTTAAATAATTCACTGAATAATCTTGAATTCTTATTATCCCAGAGATAGTCTATTCTTATGAATATTGCTTCATTACTAAACCATAATTCTCTCTGTTTATTTATTGGTATACTATAACTTTCTATAAACTCAGTTCTAAACCCATTTTTTTCAGGGTTGAGAATATCATCTAAACATGATATAATAGTCTCAGTATTGTTATAAACATTTCTGACTATATATTCAAATATATTAGCATTATACATATCAGCGTGAAAATACTCTATTAAATCATTTACTTTATTTTCAGTAAGTTTTTTAATATTAGATTCAGTTTTAACTATATATCGATAAACTTCTTTGTTATCTTCATATTTAAATATATAGTCATGAACATCAGCTAGAGTATCATTGATAATAGAAAAGAATTTAGATATATCAATATTAAAATATAACATTCTTTCTATATCGGAATGTTCTGTAAAGGATCTCCACATATCCCATTTAGGACATATACCTAATTTAGTCCCATTAATTGGTAATACTAGATTTACAACATCACTCCAATGAGAGGCGTATTCATATGAACTTGTACAAATAAAACTTTGATTTCTTTTGGGATAATGTTTCCAACTATTTAAAATATTAGATAATAAACGATTATAATAATTATATGAATTATTTAGTGATATTCTAATTCCAGGTTTTCTATTGACAATATTATCATCAATAACATCACCTCTAAAAATAAAATATCCCTTTTTGGCTCTATCGAAGGCTTCTGAATAGTCTGTATTTAAAAGATTTATTAATTCAATATCATCTAAAGAAATGTCAACAATATTATAATCTTTCAGTGTATCACTAACTAAAGCTTCATTATCTATAATAGAATTGTATTGAACATCTAGTTCATCATAGTTTAACATAATTTCAATCACCTATATTTGATATATTTGCAGTTATTACTACTACTATTAATTTTAACTTTCATGATAACAAAAAATATGAGTGTTGACAAATAGTAATATATGTGTTATAATATAGCAGAACTAATAAAAGAAGACATATAAAATTCAAACGGAGGTTGTTTTATTGCCGAGAAAAAGAGATCCTAATAAAAAAAGTCAATATTTTATAGAAAAAGAAATGAATGAATTAATAAAATTATATAAAAAAGATAAAAACAATGAACAGTTATTTAAACAAATCGAACCCAGTTTATATGGTATAATTAATGGAATGATTAATAAACAATTTTATGGTAATTATCATGTTAAAAATAATAGAATGGATGCAACTTCTGATTGCATGCAAGCTATATTATCTTCCTTAGATAGATATAATCCGGATAAAGGTAGACTATTTGCATATACTAATCGAATAGTTAAAAATACTTTAATGAGTTTCTACAGAAAAAGTAGAAAGATTAGAGATAACGAAATGAATTATAATGAGATGACAAGAAACATTGAGGAAAACGAACTAGATGATGATATAGCTTTAAAATTAAGTATGAAAAATCAACATAATAATGATTTAACAATTGAAGATTCTTCTTTAAGTAACTGTACCTGTAAGAATGTAGTATTAGATGTAGATACCAGTGTATATATTATTTATAAATATGTTAATTATTTACAGACAGCAACACAGTTTTATCTAGATCATTCTGATATATACAAACAATTGATAGATGGTTTAGTCTATGATACCACTGTTAATTTTGAATTTGAAAATTATATTGATTCTATAATAATGAATAAATATGATATTTATAATAATATACTTGACAATTTGAATAACTCGTTGTATAATATTATAGAGTGGTTGAAAGAAAATCATTCTGAATCTATCTATGTAGAACCAGAATCTTATGATGGTGAGATTTCCAATAGAGCATTAGGTTATATAAGAAATTTTGTAAAGAAACAATTAAAAAATGACATAACTAAAAAATATGATGTTCATGAATTAATTCAATTTCTACAATATATAGTGTACAAAAGGTATGCTGAACATGGCGAAGATTAATTTACCTAATTCAAATAAAAATACATGCACTAAATTAGATTTAATTAGTAATGTAATAGATCAGTATAATAAAATTTTGTATCGATATACTGGCGATTTCAAAGGTAGAATAGCAACTCCTAAATTAGATAAAATTCCCAGAAAATATCTGTCTATTCATGAATATATTAATAGTAAACCAGAATGGAAAAATATAATGAAATTTTTATCTGAATCTGGTATAGATAATGTCTATGATTATATTGATATAATGATTAGAAATTGGAACATAACTAAAGCTAATATGAATCTTAAAATGAATAAACCAACAGCTAATATTATATTTTCTTTGAAGATGACATATTTATATGAAAAATATTTAAAAATGGAAGCTAATAAAGAAGATATGACTAAACATTTAGCTATAAAAAATAACGATGGCTTCTATAGATTAACTCCAAGTAAACAAAGTAATATTAATAGTTTAATTAGACTTAAAAAAATAAATTCTGAATTAAGTTATCATGATATTGTTGATATATTTAAAGCTGAATTTGAGATTGATTTTATTAATAAGATTAAATCAACTCCTTTAAATGAAATAACAGAAGAAACATTAGTTAGCATGTTTACATATGAAAAATAGAGGTGTAATCTTATAATGCCAGAAGTAGCAGGATGGAATTCCGATACATTTTCATTTGATATTGAATTTCAAAAACAGATAATTATAACAATGATACAGGAACCAAAAGTATTTGAAAGAATAGGATTGAATGTTAATCCTAATTTTTTTGAATTAAGAGAGTATAATATAATATATAAAAATTTAATCAACTTTTATAATGAATATAAAGGTACTCCAACAAAAGAAGTGTTGTATGATTTAATCAGTTCTAGCAGTTACAAATCAGACACACTTAAAGAAACGTTAGATGAGATATATACAGATAAAAAATTACTTACATCTACGGTTAAATATATTGAAGAAAATGTAAAGAATTTTGTTTCATGTCAAGCTTTAAAAGAAGCTATATCTGATTCTATAGATGATTTAGGTGATATAAATAAACACTCTAATGTTAAAGCCAGAGTTGAGAAAGCATTACTTGTTGGTGCATCACTTGAAGATTATGGTACTGATGTATATGATTTTGATGAAGTAGACAGCAGATGGACTCGTAGAGCAGAGAATAACGAAATAAAGAGACTACCATCAGGTTGGGCTGAGTTTGATAAAATATTTGGTGGTTTTGGTAATGGGGAATTGTTTACATTTATGGGTCCTGCTCATTCTGGTAAATCAATGTATCTTGTGAATGTAGGTGCTAACTTAATACTACAAAAGTATAATGTAGTTCATATATCACTTGAAATGTCAGAAGAAATTACATCACAAAGATATGATATGAGATTACTTGGTTGTACTAAGGATGAATTTAAAACTTCTCAAACAATTGAAAATCTTAAAAATCTATTGGATAAGCATATTGGTAGAGTAATAGTAAAGAGATATCCTTCAAGTTCCTGTACTGCAACAGATATAGGAACATATCTAAAGAGAGTAGAGAATGCCAAAGGATTTAAAGCTGATGCACTAATCGTTGACTATGCTGATATTATGAGGTCTAGTGCTAAATATAACGATAGACGATTTGAACTGGATACTATTTATCAGGAATTAAGAAACATTGGTATAGAATTCGATATACCAGTAATTACGGCAACTCAGCTTAATAGAGAGGGTTTAAAAGAATTGTCTAATGGTGGTATACTAACAGAAGAATATATAGCTGAATCATATGGTATTGCTAGACATGTTGATTGTGCTGTTACTATTAACGCTACACCACAGGATAATGCGAATAATCAATCAGTAATCTATGTTTGTAAGAATCGTGATGGTGAGGCTGGTTTTTCCTGGCGTATGTTTGTTGATTTCAAAAAGGCTTTAATATCAGAATGGACGGCTCCTTCTATATCTGATATAGTTAAAACAACAAAAAAAAAGAGAAAAAAATAAAAAATAAAAATACAACTTAATTATATATATTATATATAATTAAGGAGAATGTTAAAATGCAATTATTAAAACCAAAAGAGGTTTCTATTATATTAGGAGTAGCCGTAAGCACTCTACAATACTGAGATAATATTGGTAAATTAAAGTCTTTTCGTACTGATAATAATAGAAGATATTATACAAAAAATCAAATAGAAGAATTTAAAAAATATTATTTTGG